GGTAGCCGCAGCCGTCGTCGTCGCACGTCCCGTCGCTAGAAATCTTCATCCAACCGCAGCTCCTCTCGGGAGGAGTTGATAGTCCGCGAATAGTCCGACACCTTCTTCTCAAAGAAATTGGTCTTGCCCTCTAGGCTAATCAAATCCATAAAGTCAAACGGATTCGGTGTGCGGAAAATCTTCCCCGCACCGAGCTGAACAGCCAGGCGGTCGGCTACGAACTCAATGTACTGCGACATCATCTTCGCATTCATGCCGATGAGCGCACACGGCAGGGAGTTGCAGATGAACTCCTTCTCAATCTTCACCGCCTCCCGAATGATGGCGTGAATCTGCGCCTCCGAACGAGAGTCCAGCGTGTGGTAGAGCGCCACGGCGAACTCGGTGTGCAGTCCCTCATCGCGCGAGATGAGCTCGTTGCTGAACGTCAGTCCGGGCAGAAGACCGCGCTTCTTGAGCCAGAAGATGGCGCAGAACGCACCCGAGAAGAAGATGCCCTCCACACAGGCAAACGCAATCAGTCGTGTCTGGAAGTCGTCGGGCGACTCAATCCACTTCTTTGCCCAGTCCGCCTTTTGTCCGATGCACGAAATGGTATCAATCGCACGGAACAGGCGGTTCTTCTCGTCTTCGTCCTTGATGTAGGTGTCAATTAGCAGAGAGTACGTCTCCGAGTGAATACCCTCCATCGCATTCTGAAACGAGTAAAACAGCTTGACCACCTGTGAGTCCACCTCACGTTGAAACCGCGTAGCCAGATTCTCTTGGACGATTCCATCGGCCCCTGCGAAGAACGCCAAGACCTGTCCCACAAACGCCTGCTCATCGGGCGTCAGCTTGTTCCAGTCGGCAATGTCCTTGCTGAAGTCAATCTCGTCGGGGGTCCAGAAGACGGCGACGCTCTGCTTGTACATGCGATACAGGTGCTGCTCGCTCGCCTTAATCGGAAACAGGGTGTACGCCATTACTCTAACGAGCGATTATCGCCTAAACGAGAAAGTATGGATACTACACAATGAGTAGCACGTCCAATGTTCAGGCGTATTTGACCTCGGTCTTTCGACCGGTGTACACCTACACCTCAGCCATGTCCAACTTCACAACTCAGCTGGATATCTCCAATGTGAACACGGTCACGGCCAATCTCGTCGAGTGCATTCGTGTCGACGTGTCTGACTCCAACTACAATGTGTTTGTTGGCACGGGCTCGGGCGTCAACTTCCTGAACCTTCGAGCGTGTTCGTGCAACACGGCGCTGGGCTATGGTGCAGGCGAAGGAATGTCCAACTCGTCCAACGTCGTGTCCATAGGATACTACACTGTAGCCGGTATGTCAAATACGACCAATTCCGTGTTCGTGGGCAACAACCTGGGTGGAAACACAAATGGTCTGTCGTCCTGCGTGTGGATTGATCCGATCGGTGGCTCGGGGGCTGGAACGGCATCTAGTAACACGATTGCAATCGGAGCCGGGACAGGTATTGTCGGCAGTGGCAACATCTGGATCGGTAGCAACGCGGGTAGCGCTACGGGGTCCAACAACATCACATTGGGTCACTCTCTTCCCGTCGCATCAACCAACTACTACCTGCAGGTTGGTTGGAACTCCAACACCCTACTCGCAGGTGACCTCTCACAGAATGCAATTGCCATTGGAAAAGCCGATGCGAGCATGACCTACCTTGACGGCAATGGGCGAGTGCCGGGTCTGGTGCTGGACGTATCCGGATATGCGCGCATTGCCCAGGGTCTGGCGATTGGTATGGACCCGCTACAGTCCACGCTGGATGTGAATGGAACCTTCCGCGCCGACGATGGCTACGGAACGCTGTCGCTTGACCATGACTTGGCAGGCAACTCTCGTGCCGTCACCACGGGCTTTACGCAGTCAATGGGTGGATATCACTCAAAAGAGGGCACTTCGGGTGCATCGGGCACCCAGTTTGGAACTGCGTGCGTGGGCGTGACCCTGATTGCCGTATCCGACGATGCGCGCATGGTCTTCTGGGCAGGCAGTGGGTCTCCAACGACACTCAGTTCCGGGTCTATTGGTCACATTGCAGTGTCGTCGTCGGGTGCCATCACATCCACCTTGACGAATACACCCTACACGATCTCCTTCTTCCCGTTGCCGGCAGTTGGATTATACACCAACGGCTCCGGCGTGTAGTTTCTCCACCATCTTGCGAATGGACACGGAGGAAACGCCTGAAACCTTGGAGACATCCGATAGCCGTCCCTTGAGCACATGGGATACCACGCCGGACACAATCGTCTTGGGCGTGTGCTCCATCTCGGGAAGCTGGGTGAGCTTCAGCAGAATCTGGGTCCTCTCATCCTCGGACACATTCATCTCGGCACAGATACGCTCGGCAATGCCCAGTTGCGTATTCAACACGGACGACACCTCGGAGTCAAAGCGCGTCAAGCCCTTGCAGAGTGCGCGAATGGAGACGTGGAACAGACCGGCTACTTCCTCATGGGTTCGGGTTGCATTGTGTTGACGACATGCAACGAATACGGACCCTGCCATGAGAGCACGGCGGGATTCACCGCGGGTCTTGCGGGCATCCTCCACGCGCTTGAAGGTCGCACAGGCATCCTGAATGATGGCTTTGGGAAGCCCGATGCGCGTGCACGAGTTCTGGATTGCATCAAAGATACCCATCCACGAGCGCTCACCATGGCTTGACAGCGACCATGATGAGAGCTTGCCAATGGACTTGGACTCCTCCGACTGCCCCGGAGTCCTCTTTCGCATCATCATAGACCCGTAGGACGCTTCGGGAAGCAACTCGTTGGTCGCACCGCCCGTGCGGCTGGGGTTGCCCTCCGTCTCCGCATAGATGCGCCATTCGGCTGACTCGTCAATGTGGCTGCCGAGGATGGTTCCGCAGCAGACACAGACCTTCTGTCCTTCGTCCAGTTCAACCGATGCGTCCGGATGTTCGCAGTTCATGTGGTTGAAACGAGTGTAGATAGACAATCTCCATTTTCAATTCCGATACATGCTTCCCATGACAGAGGGGTCATATACCTGGGGGCGGTACGTGGTCAGCAAGGGCGGGCGATGCGATGCGCGCGTCTGCGTCTTGAGCCATGACACCAGCAGATACTTGCCGTCATTCACAGCCCACACCAAGAAACCGGAATCCGTGAGGGTTTTGGTCAGATACTCTCGTGCTTCCGATACTTGAAACAGAGGATACCCAAAGACAAAGTTCGGCACTTCAAACACCACGTAGGGTGCATTGGTATTGTGAATGGCTTGACTACGGATCTTGGCATACAGCTGGGCTAGGACAGGACGCATAGCCGACATGCGTCGTTCCCTGCGTTCTTCCTGCTCTTCCCATACGTCACGGGCTTTCAGCATCCTTGCTTTGACTAGATACTATGTTCCGCTCAATTGCCCTCGGTGGTGGTGGTATTCGCGGTGTCCTTCATCTCGGTGCTCTCCGTGCTCTTCAAGAGAAACAGCCCTTGGTGTTTCCCGACGGCATCTACGGTTGCTCGGTGGGGTCCATCATCGCCACTGCACTGGCGTTCGGTATCACACTGGAACAATTTGACACCATGCTCTTCGGAGAGTTCGTCTTGTCCAACTTTGTCCCACCCATGTCACTGGCTGCAGCCATGACGTTCCAGGCGAAGAAGGGTATGTTTCCCATGGACCTGCTGGAGGAAACACTGATTCGCGCCTTTGGTCGTGCAGGCATTGACATCCGCGACAAGGTCATTGACGACGCGCCTACAAAGCTGTGGATTCTGGCTTCCAACCTGACAACGCGCAAATCCACCCTGCTCACGGGTCAGGTCCCTCTGCTCGCAGCAATCAAGGCCTCGTGCTGCATTCCCTTCGTGTATAATCCTCAAGTCATCTACAACCAGGTGTTCCTGGATGGAGGTGTGAGCTGTGATTGCATCGTCAGTGTGGTTCCCAAGGACACCCTCGTGTTTCACATTGGTTATTCGCAGGGACCTTTGGTTCCGTCTGTGGTTGCGAATATGGGGATTGGCGACTTCTTTCGGAACGTCTATGCGAGTGTCCGCGAGGGATTGCGTCCAAACTACCCGAATGTGGTTGTCTTTGATGAGCCGAAGCTCGGTCCTCTGTCTGATGTCACGGAGGAGGAGAAGCAGTATATGCTCAAGATTGGATACGATCAAGCTTCACTCTTTCTTTCCAAGCTCCCCGGTCAAAAACCCATCGAGGGAGGTCTCGGTGACCCGTTGAGTGAAGTCGTGCAGACCACTTGAGGTTTCCAACTTGACCGTTGGATATGCGTCCACACCATAGGCCACGCAGGTCGTGACATCCTCCTCACAATTCACTGCCTTGGCAGTCACCTTCGTGGTTCCATAGGTAGCCGGAAGTCCGGCAATGAACTTCTCCCATTCGGGCTTGGCTTTCTTGGAGTGTCCACACCAGTCCGTGTAAAAGAAGTAGAGCGTTGCATTTCCAGACAGCATCTCTCGGACGGGCGGACGAAGCCAGGGCTTCCAGTAGGCATACGCAAGCACAATGGCTAAGAGGAGGATGGCCGACTCAAGCCAGTGCATTGTTGAAAGAGGTGAGAAATTCTACGCTGCGTTTCATACCACTGACGATACGCCCGTTCAGCTGTGAGTCCTTCCTTCACCTGTAGCCATGCGACATCCGTGGTTTGACGCTCGGGCTCGTAGGGACGGGGGTTGATAGCAAACCAGCGTCCCTGGTAACGAACCACATACTCAGGCATTCACATATTCTCGGCGGTTCAAGGTAAATGGAAGCAATTGGTAAGGTTGTGTTGGCCATTGGTGTAAACTACGCTGTCCATTACGCGTCGATGGCGACGCATAATTGGATGTGCATGCCGCACACGCTGGAGGAGATTGCGAGGTCTATGTTCATGACAGCGAGCCCTGTATGTTCTACGCTGCTGACGGTGGGACAGCAAACGCAGAGCGGCTATGCAGTGGGAGTGTCCATGGGGGTTGTGTCCTTGATTACGGGTGGGTTGAAGTTGCTTTAGACCTTCAGTCCGCCTCCAGGGAAGCCGACCAGTCCGGCGCCGATACCGAAACCAGCGCCCGTGCGAGCCGAGGCCCCAACGCTCGGGGCATAGATGTCCAGGATGGCGAAGGTAGCCGTCGCGACGAGCGCAATCATGCCGACCTCACCCATCTTGAGCGTCTTCCCCGGGAAGACATACGCGGCAATCGCAACCGCCAAGCCCTCCAGGGCATACTTAATCACACGCACCAGCAGGTCCGACATGTCTAATCCAGGGGCAGTGGGCTTCGGCTTGGACTCCATTTTATTCATTGGACGCGAAGAAAATTCATTGAGGGCGAGACGCCATCCACATACGAGCCATGACGACAAGCGCCGCGGTCCCCCAGATTGTCCACCAAGGAACAAAATTGGAAACGTAATAGACGACTACGTAGAAGACAATCGCGTGGAGGAACGCAGAGTAGATGGGGCTGCCGGGAATTGACGGAACCACAACGTCCGGACACAGAAGCATGAATACGAGGGACAAGGTGTAGAGGTCGTACATTGTATCAACCAAAGGTATTTTCACACTGGAAGCCCATCACACAAAATGCCGAAGACCGAGGAGCTCCCTATCACCGAGGACGACGGCAGCCGTATCGACTACCTTGACGAGGATCCCGAGATTCCCAACCAGCGCTACTGCATCATCTCGTTCCTGAGTCCCGAGAAGGTCATTCAGGACAAGAAGGAGTTCTACTTCCGCGAGTTCATCACGTGGATGGACTACCAGTGGAAGGTGAAGGGACTTGAGCACCTGATGGCATTTGTTTCCAAGAAGTACTCCATCAAGATTGACGACCTGCTGAAGGACGCCGAGGACTTTGTCAAGGTGCGTAACGACGAGGTGAAGGCGACGGACGTCCACGAGGAGTTCCAGGTCTTCATGCTCAAGCGCGAGAAGGAGCTCCAGGAGGCCTACGACTCCAAGGTCAACTTCCGCACGAACATCCGAGGTGTCAAGGTGCGCCGTGCGTTCCCGTCCATTGAGGAGACGCAAATGTTCGCCAAGGTTCTGCAGCGCAAGTATCCGAAGGACAACCTGTTCATCGGCAAGGTTGGCTGCTGGCTGCCGTGGGACCCGTCGGAGCACCTGATGCCCGAGGTGGAGTATGCCGAGCGCGAGCTGAACGAGCTCATGCGCAAGTACAAGGAGAATGAGGTGAACAAGGAGATGTTCTTCGCCGAACAGCGCGACGAGTCCATCAAGAAGCAGAAGGAGGAGAACGAGCGTCGTCGCAAGGCGAATGCACTTGAGGCAGCAGGCACCACGAACGCCGCAACCAATGCAGCCGCTGCGTCTGGTCCCGCTCAGCTCTCGGACCTATCGGTTCCCACTCACCCGACCGAGGGAGTTATCCGCGAGTAAAGTGTTGTGATGAATCAATGGGACGCAGGGGTCGTAAGCAGAAACACGATGGACTCGGAGAGAACATCTGGAGTCCTCCTCATATGCGTGGAGGCGAGGAAAGAGAACTAGTGGAAATTGACTTCGAGAAGGCGTTTGGCGTCGACAAAAAAACCTTCCAGGCGTTCATAGACGATCTCTTTAAGACAGCTATATTCGCACTTGCTGCCGCCAAAGCCGGGTCCAATATAGAAGACGTATTTGACGCCTGGGTACTGATGCATATTGAGTTCGGGTTGGGCGAGGCGCCGGATCGGCTTATTCAGAAGGGCGGAAACGGCAATAGCATATTGGTAGTAGCCGAAGCTTTGAATACATCCTTGAGCGCTACGGCGAGTGGTATTCTTGCTACCGTTCCCGATAAGTTCAGACCTGCGGTTGAGAAAGCACTTGTTGATGCACAGCTTGCGGACGCCAAACTGAACGTCGCCGTTCAACGCATTGAGGCAAAGCAAACGCAAGGGAAAAGTTTTCTTAGTAGGGTGTTTGGAGCCGTGATTGGTGTCGTAGCTGGACTTGGAGCAGCTGCCAATGACGGACTCTCGTTGGCTGCCGGTGCCGTTATACACGCCGAGACGCGAGCTGCGGAAGCATCGCTAACAGCTGCACCGCTTCAGGCACTCGTCACGACGGGCACAACATTTGCCGGTGAGGCCGTAGGTCGGGCCCTGGCTGGAGTTGATAATGTAATAATGGGTGGTCTGGATACAGTTGTGTCGGGTGTGAATACAGTTGTGGAGGGTACACCGGGTGCAGCGGCGGCTGTCGCGACTGCGGCTAGAGGGGTCTGGGAAGGTGTAAGTAACTGGGCGAGCCGGGAGCCGGAAACCACAAATTTGCGAGGAACAGCAGCGACAGCAGAGACAGATGCGGCAGCGAAGGTAGAAGAAGAAAAGGCAGCGGCGGCGCTTGCACTACTCGTGTTCGAACAGGATTTGGCAAGCGCTATTGCTGCCGAACGTTATCTCAATATCTCGTCGAGTGTTTCACAATCACTCGCACTGGTGCCCAGGGGTACAGACACGGACTTGGTAGGGGTACAGACCTTTCTACGCGAAATCCATTGGAAGCAGGGTGCCCTGACTGCCCGAGAGAACGCGGGAGTGCCGTTTTCAGGTTGGGATATCAAGGGCAGCATATTTGATACAAACTGGGCTCGGGTCTATGCATACGACATCGCGCTTTGGACAAAGTTTAATATGACAGAAGTCCACCGGTTCACATACTTGATTCTTTCTATTCTGGCAAAGAATCCCGGGACAATCGCATTGGTCGTACTCAAGTTGGGGCTCGGTGCCGTTGCAGGGGTAGCCATCGTTCCTGCTCTTCGGAGGTATCTGTCCAGCGTTGGTGCGCAAGCGGAGTTAGCTATTGTAACAGCCGAGCATTCAGCCGCGACCAAGACAGCCCAGCAACAGCTTCAGCTTTTGTTGAGTAGGATTCCTATGCTGAAGGAAGCACCTGTGCCGGCGGCGACTGAGGCGGAGGCGGCGGCAGCAGCAGCAAGGTCCAGAGCAGATGCTGACCGAGCGGCTACCGAGCGCGCAGCGGCTGAGGCGGAGGCAGCAAGGTCTAAAGCAGCGGCTGACGTGGCGGCTGCCGAGCTCGTTAAAGCTCAAGCGGAAGCGGAAGCAGCAAGAGCCAGAGAGGCAGCAGCGGCGGCGGCTCAAAAGGAAGCAGCAGCAGCGGCGGTAGCTGAAGCTGAAGCCAAAGCCAAAGCCAAATCTGAAGAAGATGCCAGGGCAGCGGCACAGGCACAAGCAGCAGCTGAACAGGCAGCACGGGCGGCAGCAGCTGAACAGGCAGCTCAAGCAGCGGCACAGGCACAAGCAGCAGCAGCTGAACAGGCAGCTCAAGCACAAGCAGCAGCTCCTGCACCGGTTCCTGCACCAGCTCCTGTCTTCGCGCCTGCATCGGCTCCTGCACCAGCTCCTGCGTTTACACTTACAGACGAGCAGGCGGGGGAGGGCATATCCACACGCTGGGCAGGGGAACCGGGCGTGGATCAAGCAAGGACAGACCTATTGAGTGCCACCAATGCCGAGGAAGCCAAGAAAGCATACGACGCTCTGAAAGCCGCGAGATTGTCCGCCGGGCTTGCCGCCAAAGCCGCTATAAGGAAGAGAGGTGGACGCTCTACGTATCGCCGCCGCCGCGCTTCTGGACCCAAACCGACACGGCGTTCTTCTTCTGGACGGCGCCGGGGCTATAGTCGTCGGCGGCGAGAATAGCCGAGTGGAACGGCTGGTTGTTCGCCCACAAACTTGAGTCGCACATCCTGAACGGCGGGTGCTCCGCTGCCTTGTACCAGAAGACCTGGTCCTCCAGCTTGTTGGAGTTCACGTTGTTGCAGATGACCAAGCACTCGAAGTTCTCCGTGCACTGGTCCATGAACGTGCAGAACATCTCAAAGGTCGGAAACATACCTGCGTAATTCTCGTAAATCCTACGACGATTCCCCAGGATATTCTCGCGGAGAATGAAGACAAAGTCCACGTTCGTGCGCAGGTTCGGCGTGATGCCCAGCGGGTACTGCATCGTGATGATGGTCATCATATCAATGTGACGTCCGTTCATGAAGACGTAGCGCGTGGACTCCTCCTTAATCCAGCTCGAATCGTACAGGCAGTCGTCCAGAATCAGGAATGCACGCGGGTCAATGCTGGATTGACCACCACTTCCGTTCTTGGCTGTGTTGCGTTTCTGCTTCATGGTCATCTGGCGCTTGATGACGTTCATGACAATCTGCGGCGTGTACTTGTCGTGAATGAACTTGGACGGCACC